GGGAATATGAAGATAAAGAGATATAAGTTAAATAGTGGAAATTCTATATATATGGCTAAGAAGAAGATAAAAAAGAATCCTAAAGTTGTGATTAATATTCCTGGTTTAAATTGGATGCCTTCTGTTACTAAGAAGGATTATAAGAGTTATTTAAAGAAGATTAATAAGGGAAGAAAGAGATAATATGGCCTATAATGATTTAATTAAAGAAGATGTAAAGAAGGTTTCTATATTCAAGCCTCGTAAGTTTCAGCAGTATATTATTGAGGAGTTGAAGCGTTTCAATGTTTTAGTATGTCATCGTAGGTTTGGTAAGACTTATTTAGCTGTAGCGTTGTTAGTCAGGGCTGCTTTAGAGACTAAGGATACGATGTTTTATGGAGCGTACCTTGCGCCAACGCGTGTACAGGCTAAAGAAGTAGCGTGGTCTATGTTAAAGGATATAGCGCGTAAGATTGATAATACTGTAATTTTAGAATCTGAGTTAAAGGTAAAGTTTGGTAATGGAGCTGTGATAAAATTGCTTGGTGCGTCTGAGCCTGATAGTCTTAGAGGTTTGGGATTAAATTATGTTATTTTAGATGAAGTAGCGCAGATGAAGTCAGAGGTATGGATTGAGATCATCAGACCTGCCATTTCTGATAAGATTGGGACTGTGGTGTTTATTGGAACTCCAAAGGGTGCCAATTTCTTTCAAGAGATATATGAGTATGCTAGGAATACGGATGATTGGTTTCATGCCAAGTTCAAGAGTTCTGAGACTGATGTGGTTCCAATGCAAGAGTTAGCGAATGCCAAGAGTATGATGACGGATGAAGCTTTTGAACAAGAGTATGAAGTAAGTTTTTATGTATCAAATGCTGCGTCTTATTATGGGAAGATAATCAACAAGATAGATAAGGATAAGAAAATTACATCAGTGCCTCATGATCCGAATAAGAAGGTGTATACGGCGTGGGATATTGGTTTCACGGATGCCACTGCGATTTGGTTTTATCAAAAGACTGGGTTGAGTGAAGTTCGTATAATAGATTACTATGAGAATGAGGGAGAAGGTTTGCCTCATTATATCAAGTATATCAATCAACTACCTTATATATACGGAGTGCATTATGCGCCGTTTGACATAAAGAAGCATGAGTTTGGGAGTGGAAAGAGTATAATCTCTCAGGCGAAGGATTTAGGTGTCAGGTTTAAGCCTGTAACGAGGAAGATTAATAGGCAAGATGGGATTGAGCAGGTACGGATGTTTTTACCAAAGTGTGTTTTTGATCGTGAGAAGTGTGAAGTTGGTTTAAAGTGTTTGAAGCATTATCAAAAGAAGTGGAATGATAAGATGAGTGTTTATTTAAATGAGCCTCAGCATGATTGGAGTTCACATGCTGCTGATGCTTTTAGGTATTTAGCGTTGAGTTATAAAGAACAAGATATATTGCATAAGAAGTCTGGAAATTATTTAAAAGATAGTGGTAGAAAGCAATGGTACAAGTAAAAAAACTAAAAACTGCAATGCAGTTACAAGAGTTTACCAATTTAATGCGAATCAATGATAAGAATGTTTATGATTGTAGTAAAGAGAAGTATATAGATTGGGTTGTATTCAAGTTATTTTCTCCAAATAAGCGTCATATTGTATGGATATTGTATGCTGGTGAAAAACCTGTAGGTTATATTCATGTACGGTATGATAATGGATTAAATCATGAATTAATAGTATTAAGTGCTTTCATATTGCCAGAATTTCAAGGTAAGAGATTATTGATAGATTTATTAAAGCCAGTAGCAGAGTTAGGAATAAAGTTAAATGTAAATAGGATTAAGTGGTATAGTCCAGAGGTTCCAAAAGAAGTTTGGGATAGAAACATATTTGGTAATAAAATGAAAGAAACCAGAGTATATAGTGTTGAAAAAAATATTAAGCCGTATCAGGAGAAATAGGTAAATGAAAATTTATACAAAAGTAGTTTGGAATATAGAGAGTGGAGAAGAAATATTATCAGAGTCGTTTGAATACTCAGGTCCTTTAGCTTTATGTGATGGTGATGGTGGAGGTGATGGTAATTTTGATGGTAATGAAAGTTCATCTTATGAAGGCGAAGGTAGTTTTAATTCTACAGGAATTGGTGGCACTAATAATCAATCAACGGGTGGCGGCGGCGGTGGCGGCGGCGGCGGTGGCGGCGGTGGCGGTAAAGGTTTGAGTGATGCTGGTATGGAAGGTGCTCTTGGTGATCCTAAAGGTGGTGACCCTGACCCAGGTGCTGATCCTGGAGGTGGTAGTGGTAATTCAGATGGAGTAGGAAATATTGATTTAGGTTCACCATCATTAACTGATATTTCAAAAGCAAAAACTGCAGCAGATTTACAAACAACTGGATTTAGTGCAGAATTGGGACCTGATTTGGGTAATGTATCTGAAAAAGATATTAAATCAGCGTGGGCAGCAACAGATAAAACATTAGCTGATAAATATGGATATGAACCAACTAAAATGGGGCTTGATTATAATTTTAATAAGAAAAAAGCTGGGAATGTTTTCTTAAGTGCTTTAGCTGTTACAAAAGATCCTTTCCTTGCAGCATTAGCCACTGCAATATCCCCTATTTCATATAATAATTTACCTGGTTTTGAAAGTAGACAAGCAGCCAGAGGAATAGGTGGAGACCCTGAAGGTGGAAATGCTGATGGAAAAGACATTGTAAAGAAAAAAACACCAGCCACTACCATCACTGAACCAGTAATTAAAGAAGAAGAAGAAGAAGAAGTGAGTCCAGCTGATTTTATAAAATCATTAGGTCAAGCTAAAAACAGAGCCACAAGGCGTGCTAAATCACGAATGCGAAGACAGTTTGGTTTCTTAGATACAAGATTGAGTGGTGATTTAACAAATCCAATAATTTATACACCAACATTGAGGTAAAATATGGAAGTAACAAAATTAATGCAAAAATTTGAAGATGTGCAGAAGAATAGAAGCACTTGGGAAGAAACCTGGGATGAAGTGATCCATTATTGTAACCCTTCACGAGAAGGTATTTATGATGGTGATTTGCCTGGTGATATTAAGAATGCTGATGTGCCTGATGATACGGCCGCGATTTCTAGTGATAGACTTGCTGCTATGATCAATTCAACTATTACAAATCAAGCGACAGATTGGTTTGATATATCAATAAATGATGAAGAGTTGAAAGAAAAAGCTAGTGTAAAACAATGGTTAAATGATTTAAATAAGCAAGTTAAGAGAGCGTTTGATGAGTCTAATTTTTATTCATCTGTAAATGAGATGTATTTGGATTTAACTACAGTTGGTACAGGTGTAATGTTTATTGGTAGTTCAGATGAGTTAGATAAAGATTTAACTTTTTCTACTAGACATATAAAAGAGATTTACATTGCTGAAAGCCACGAAGGTAAAGTAGATACATTGTTTAGAAAGTTCAAATGGACAGCAAGACAAATTGTACAGAAATGGGGAATTGAAAATGTAAGTGATCATGTTAAAGAAGAATATAATGAAGGCAATGAAGAAAAAGATTTTGATATATTGCATTGTGTTTTCCCAAGAGAAGATTGGGTATTTGATGAAGATAATTTAGATGCGAAGAAGATGAAGTTTGCTTCTCATTGGCTTGAGTTAGATGAAGAAACAGAGTTAGCGGAAAGTGGATATGAAGAATTTCCATATGTGGTTCCACGATGGATAAAGAATACGACTGAAAAATATGGTCGCTCACCAAGTATTACCCTCCTACCAAGTATAAAATCAGTAAATAGAATGAAGGAAACATTATTAAGAACAGGTGAAAAAGTTGCTGACCCACCAATAAATATTCCAGATGAAAATGAAGATGTGGATATGAATCCTGGTGGAAAGAATTATTATGACCCACAAACAGAAGGTTGGATTAGACCTATTGATTTAGGTGCTAATTTACCTGTAAATCTTGAAATGTTAAATACAGAGCAAGATCATATTCGTGATGGTTATTTAATGAATCAGCTTCAAGTAATCAATAAGACTGAAATGACAGCTCTTGAAGTTAGAACAAGAATGACAGAAAATATGAGAGTTCTTGGACCAACATTTGGTAGACTAATGACTGAATTTATGGATGTTTTATTAAATAGAGTTATAAGTATATTACAAAGAAGCACAGATAGATTTGGTTTGCCTCGTATTCCAGAAGCACCAAAAGAGATTGAAGGTAAAGAATTTTTATTAATTTACACATCTCCTTTGGCTAGAGCACAAAAGCAAAGCTATTTACAATCTACTATGATAATTGTTAATACAGCAATTGAGTGGTCAAGGTCAACTGAAAGACCTGAAATACTTGATAATGTTGATTTTGATGAAGCTATTAAATTTGTAGCTGATGCTTCAGGTGATCCTGTTGGAGTAATGAGAACAAAAGATCAAGTTCAAGAGATAAGAGTAAGAAGAGCAGAATTACAGAAAGCACAACAAGAAATGCAAATGCAGCAAATGCAAATAGAACAACAACAAGCACAAATGGGTATGGTTGAACAAGGAGCAAATGCTACTGAAAAGGTAGCAAAGGCGGAATCGTATGCAGGATAAAAAATGAACTGGGGAAAAACTCAAAAAATAATAGCAAGTATAGTTGGATTAATTACAATTTTTGCAGCAGGATTTGTAGTTTATAATCATTTTGCAAAACAATCAGCACATGCTGCTCTTGCTGCCAATGTTGAAACAAATTATGTTCAACAATCAGAATTGGTTGCTATGAATAAAAATGTTCAACAAACAAATTATGATTTTTGGATTTATAGAATTAAACAAGAAATAAGTGATTTATATAAAGAACTACGAAAAACTGTTGATAAAATTAAACAACAACAAATTCAAGATGAAATAGAAATGAAAAAAGACGAATTGAAAAATTATAATAAGAAATTGGATGGATTAAAAGAAGGAATAAATGAATAATAAATTAAAAGAATTAAAAGAACAGTATAAAGTTTTATTTTCAGGTGAAGCTGGGATGAAAGTAATGATAGATTTAGAAAAAATAGCATGGTATAATAAATCCATGCGAACAATGAAAATGTCAAATGAAGATTTGGCTTTTAGAGAGGGAAAACGTAGTTTATTATTGTATATTAAAGATAGAATAAATTAAAAAGAGAACCTTTGGTCTCGTAGGGTAGCTTGAAATATAGTCCAGAGATTAGTAGAGGTAACTAAAGGAGGCAATTATGCCAGAAGAAGGAACAACAGAAGAAGGAACAGAAGAAGGGTTAGATACTGGAGTAACAGAAGAAGGAAAATCTGATGAACCAAAAGTTTTTACAATAGATCAATGGAGAGAATCAATTCCAGAAGATTTAGCTAGTGAAGCGTCATTAGCAGATATTAAAGATGTTGAAGGATTGGTAAAAGGTTATGTAAGTGCACAAAAATCATTTGGTAAAGATAAGACATTTTTACCAAGGAAAGAATGGACGAGTGAAGAATGGGAAACTTATCATAAAGCAACAGGAAGACCTGATACAGATGTAGAGTATAAGTTAAATAATCCTGAGAATGCTCCAGAAAATTGGCCATCTAATATTAATTATGAGAATGACTTTAGAAAAAAGGCCCATAAGTTAGGATTGACAAAAAGACAAGGTAGAAAAGTATGGGATTTTTTACAAACTAAAGCGTTAGATAATTATACTGGACAATCAGAAAATAGTTCAACAAGATTAAAAGAAGGCCATGAAGAAATTAGAAAAGAGTATGGTGCTAAGTATGATGAAGTTTCTAAAAAATCAAACAATATGATAATGAAGTTAGATAAAGATGGTTCCATTAGAAAGTGGTTAAAGGATTCAGGTGCTGGACAAGAGCCAATGTTACATAAGTTAGCAATGAAGTTGGCTGAAGGTTTAGGTGAAGATAAAATTACTGATACAAAACCAGGTGGAGCATCTAAATTAACACCAAGAGAAGCTTTAGCAAAAATTTCAAAATTGGAAGAAGATATGTATAAACAAGGTGATAGTCATCCATTGATTGATAAATTTCATCCAGACCATGATAAAGCAAATACAGAAAGAACAAAATTATATGAACATGCGTATCCAGAAGGAACATAAATGGAAACATTAGGATTTACAGAAAAGTTACAATTTGAAATTGACAAGAATACAAGACTTATTTTTGGTGTTAGTGAAAAAGGAATAGGAAAAGGAGTAGCGAAATATATTTTCACATTAACAATTGAAGATATTGAGTATTCTTTTCCAGCTATTTTTGACATAAATGAAGTAATAGTTGAAGTTCCTGCTCTTAATAGTATTATACCACAAGGTATAGTAGGAACATTTATGGCTAAATTAGAAGTAATTGTAGATGATAGGATATATCTAAAGCCGTGGGAAGAACCATTTGAGATATATACTAATCCTAAGATAGATGCCACCTTAGAAGTTGTGCCACCAGGAAAGAAAGTATATTTAAAAGAAGGCCCAAAAGGCGATCAGGGTGATCCTGGTAAAGAACAATCTAAAGAAGAACTTATTTCCATCATAAAATCTGTGATAGATGATGAAATAGATGAAGCTTCAGGTGGTGACAAGAAGAAGTTTAAAAAAATAAAATTATTAAGAATTTTAGAAGATATTAAAGATAGAATGTAGGGTAGCGTGTAAACGTCTTACATAAATCTTAAAAAAGGTCCTATATTAAAAGGGTGTAGGGGAGCCATATAACCCGCAAAACACAAGAGTTGAATTGGTCTTCGTAAGAAGGTAGCCGCGTTCAATAATTGAACACTAAAATAAAATATAGGAGAATTAAAATAATGAGTACACAAATAACAACTGCATTTGTAAATCAATTCCATCGTGGTTTTGAGTTACTTTTGCAACAAGAAGGTAGTAAGTTACGTCCTTACGTGGATGTAAGAAAACAAGTAGGGGAATATGGGTATTATGATTTTATTGGTGCTGTTTCAGCGCAATCATTGACTGAAAGACATGCTTCAACTACTTTCATTAATACACCACATAGTAGACGTAGAGTTGGATTAGCTACTAAATTCCTTGCAGACTTAATTGACGAAAAGGATAAGGTTAAAATGCTTGGAGACCCAAAGAATGATTATGCAATGAACTTTGCACATGCTATGGGGAGAGCAATTGATCAAGCTATTATAGATGCTGCTTTTGGTTCAGCTTATGCTGGAAAAGCAGGTGGAACTACAGTTACTTATGCTTCAAGTGGTACTACAATTACTGAAGCTGGTTCAGCAGGATTAACAGTTGCGAAAATTAGAGAAGCTTCAACAAAGCTTAATTTGAACAACGTTCCAAATAGTGAAAGATACTTTATTGTAACTGCGAATCAAATTGATGATTTGTTAGGAATCAACTAGATGCTGATATTCTTGGTAAAACAAATAATATCAGAGATTGTATTGCTTATAGTAAGAAAGCTTTATTGCTTGCTATTGGACAAGATGCTTTTAGTAGAATTACAGAAGAATCTACTAAACATTTCAGTACACAAGTTTATACACAAATGACAATTGGTGCTACAAGAATGGATGAAGACCGTATTGTTAAAGTACAATGTTACGAAACTCCATAGGAGTAAAGTAAAACAGGGGCCGTAAGGCCCCTTAATTAAGGAGAAATAAAAAATGGCTTCAAAAGTAGGTATTGCAAATAACGCTTTAACAAATCTAGGTGCTGATAGAATCATGTCATTTACTGAAGATTCTGAAAATGCTAGAAATGTTAATAATATATTCGATCAAACATTAGACATGATATTACAGGATCATCCCTGGAATTTTGCTAGATATCGTCAAGAATTAGCACAAACTGTTGATACTCCAGTATTTGATTATGATTATCAATATACATTACCAACAAATCCATATTGTTTAAGAGTATTAAGAGCAGAAGATGATAAAAATTTTGTAATAGAAGGTAGAAAATTACTTACTGATGAAACTATAATATCAATAGAATATATTGGTAGAATTGTTGATATGAATTTATTATCAGCATTGTTTATAGAAGCATTTTCTTATTATCTTTCAATGAAATTAGCATATGCTATTCCTGGTAGTGGAAAACAAAGAGAATTTAATGAACAGGATTACATATTAATGTTAAAGAAAGCTAAGTCAAGAGATGCACAAGAAGGCAATAAAGAAATAGTACAAGATAAAGGCAATTGGTATAATGCGAGGTTTTAGATAAATGGCACGTACTACAAGTATAATTAATAATTTTATATCTGGAGAATTATCACCGCGATTAGCTGGAAGAACAGATTTAAAAAACTATAATGGTGGTTGTAAAACCATTGAAAACATGTTTATTTTTCAACATGGTGGAATTTCAAAAAGACCTGGAACTAGGTTTATTGCTGCCGCTGGAGATTCAACAAAAGAAGTTAGACTATTATCTTTTGAATATTCAAGTGAGCAAGCTTATATTTTAGAATTTGGAGAATATTACATTAGATTTTATATGAATGGTGGGCAGATACAATATGAAGGATCAGCATATGAAATAGTTTCACCATATGAAGCGCAAGATTTAGCTGAATTGAAATTTGTTCAAAGCGCTGATATAATTTATATTACACATCCATTGTATCCAATTTATAAAATTTTAAGATATGGTCATACTAGTTGGAAAATTGAAGAAGTAGAATTTTATGGTGGTCCATTTTTAGATGAAAATGATACAATTATTGAAACTGATGCTTCAGATGTTACAGGTGATATTCAAATAAATTCATCTGAAACTGTTTTGAATAATACGTTTGATACTAATTTAGATAATTGGATAGACGTATCTGATGATGCTGGTGCTTCAGTATGGGTATCAGGAGGAACATTAAAATTGTCTGGTGATGATAGTACAAAATATGGTGCAGTTGAGCAAATTTTAGATACGATTATTGACCAAGAATATACTGTTTCATTAGGGTGTTCTGGAGAAGATGGAACATTATATATATCAACAGAAACAATATCAGGTGCTCCATCTGGTGCATTTTTATTAACACAAACAATAACAGGTTCTTCAGCATTTTATACAGGAACTTATAATTTTACTGCAACAGCAGAAACATCCTACTTAAGTATGTCAACAACAGCATCCGCTGGAACTTATATTGATAATATTACAGTCAAAGCAAATATATTTAATGAAGATCAAGTTGGTGCGTTTTGGAAATTTAGAGGTAATGAAGTAAAAGAATCAACTATAAGTGCTGAAAATACATTTACAGATTCAATTATAATTGAAACATCTGGTGATACTTTCATTGTATCATTAACAGGAACTTGGGAAGCAACAGTTACTGTGCAAAAATCATTTGATGAAGGAACAACATGGTTAGATGTTTCAAATACTACAATTCCAGAATCTATTGAAGTAGCATCATATGAAGACAATGTATGGTGGAGAATTGGAGTTAAAACAAGTGATTATACAAGTGGAGATGTTGAAGCAAGATTATCAAAACTTGATGAATGGGGTTATGCTGAAATAACAGCATTTAATTCTGAAATTGAATTTGATGCTACAGTTATAAAGGATTTACCAAATACTGATGCTACTGAAAATTGGTCAGAAAGTGCTTGGTCAGATTATAGAGGTTATCCATCATGTATAGCATTTTTTGGACAAAGATTGATATTTGCTGGTTCTATATATCAACCACAAACATTATGGGCATCACAAATTGATGATTATGAAAACTTTGAAGCTGGAACAAATGATGATGAAGGTTATATTTATACATTAGCAAGTTCAGATGTAAACACATTTAATTGGATGGTTGAATCAAAGGTATTATTACTTGGAACAAATTCAGCTGAATGGTCTTTTGGTATTCCAAATGAACCAACAACACCTACAAATGTATATGCTGAAAAACATACAACATACGGTAGTAAAAATATACAAGGTATTTTGACTGGACCTTTCAATGTTTTCATTCAAAAAGGTGGAACTAAATTAAGAAATATGATTTGGAATTATGAGCAAGATAGATATTTAAGTAATGAAGAAAGTCTTCTATCAGAACATTTATTAAAAGAAGGAATAAAAGAAATTGGATTTGCTTTTAAACCAAACAGTCAACTTTTTATGCTTTCAGATGATGGAAATTTAGTAGTTTGTACATATGACCCTTTGAATAAAATACAAGCATTTTATAAATATGAAACTGATGGAGATTTTGAATCATTTTCAGTAATACCTGGAGATGATAGAGATGAAGTTTCAAACAACTGAATGGGACGAACATAAAAATGCTTATTACGTAGATTCTGGAATAGAATATAATGGTGTTCCAACAAATACAGTTTCTGGAATAGATCATCTTGAAGGTGAAACAATAAAATTATTAGTAGATGGTGCAACTCATCCAGATGTAACAGTATCAGGTGGAATATTTTCATTACAAGTATCTGGTTCAAAAATTATTGCAGGACTAGGATATAAATCATTAGTTGAAACAATGGATATTGAAGCAGAAACACAAGCTGGATCTTCACAAGGAAAATCAAAAGCAGCATTTGATGTTACATTTAGACTTCTTGACACAATTGGATTAAAATTAGGATATGATGAAGACAATCTTGATGTTATTCCATTTAGAGATTCAGCAGATTTAATGGGTAGCGCACCAGAACTGTTTACAGGTGATAAACATAGAAAATTTAATAAAGGGTGGGATAAATTTTTACATATAGTTGTAGTAAATGATCAACCATTACCATGTACTATATTGGCAATTATACCTACATTACAAGCAAGCGCACATTAAGGAGAAATAAAAAAAATGAATTGGTCAGCAGTTATACAAGGAGCTGGAGTATTAGCAAATTTTATTGGTGGAAAAAAGTCAGCTGATGCAGCACAAGACGCAGCAGATGATAATGCTGCAATAACACTACAAAGAGCAGAGAATAATTCAAAACTTTCACTACATGATGCTTCTGTCATAGAATTACAAGCATTAGAAACAAAAGTAAAATTACGTGATGATATAAGAAAACATTACTCTATTATTGATAAAATTTTATCTACTGCTAGAACAAGATATGGTTCAGCAGGAGTATCAACAAAAACAGGTTCAGCACGAGATGTACTAACAGATATTGAAGTTCAAGGTGAACAAGACGCAACTCGTATTTTATATGAAGGTGAAAAATCTTATGATAGAATGAGAAATCTGGCAAAAAGATACAGAAATGCCGCTTCATATGGTTTATCTGATTCAGCTGCCCACGCTTCAGCAATTTCTGAAGCTGGAGCAAATACTGCAATGGCAACAAATATACAAAATTGGAGTAAATTATCAACTAATATTTATCAAATTGGTTCAAATCAAGGATGGTTTAATGAGGATAAAGAATAATGGCTAGAATTAAAACATATACACAACAAGAAGGTTTAACTGCTGCTGGTCGTGATGTTCCGTCAATTGCTGGTGAAAGATCAAGAGATTGGATTGTACCTGATAATTCTGGTAAAGTATGGGAAGCCGTTCAACAAGTTGCAGATGGCGCAACTGATATTGGGCAAAAATTACACGATGCTGAACAAATTGATCTTTTAATAAAATCTAAAAACGATTTTTCAATTGCTGCTAATGAAATTGATATAGATCTTTTAAGTCCAAAAAATGAACATTTAAATGCTGAAGAAAGAATGAAAATTCGTGATGAAAGTTATGAAAAAATAACTAATTTACAAACAGATAAATTTAAAGATGCAAGATTTTTAAATTCAATGCAGGACTATACAAATAGGAAAAACATTTCATCTAAACATAATGTTAATACTCATAGTATAAATGTTCAAACTAAAAAAAGTATTAAAACTCTTGATGAAACATTGAAATTAAAAATTGATGAAAGTAGATTAGGAATTGGAAATCCAATTGGTGAAGGTGTACAAGCTATTACAGATACGTTTATTGCAATATATGGTGATAATGAAAATACTGAAAAAATGATTAAGTTTGCAGTTGATGAATTTACAAATAAAGCAACATATGGAAGCTATGAACATCAAATTATAAATAATCCATTAGATGCTGAAAAACGTATTAATCAAAATCAAAAAGATAAAAAATCAAATTGGTATAATATGAATGTTGAAGATCAAGACGATTTAATAATAAAATCAAGAACTGCTGCTAATAAAGAAAGAAACAGAATTAAAACTAAAAGATTAGCAGGTTCAAATTTATTAATTAGACAAAATAAAGAAATGAATAGTTATGCAAAAATTGGTAAATTAGCTTTTACTGATATGAAAAATATTCAACGAAAAAATATTTATACATTTGGACCTGAAAAAGCTAAAATGATTAATCAAGAATTAGAAGAAAATTACAATGCTGGATTAAATGGTAAAAGTATTTGGATGTTAACAAATGCTGAATCTGTAAATGAAACCATAAAATTGGAAAAAATAATTTCTGATGCTCCAACTGATTTTTCAGAACAAGCAATGAGTAAAAGAAATCTTGCAAGAAAAACAAAACAAGCTATAATTTATTGGCAACAACAATTTGAAAAAGACCCTATTAAAATAATGGATGAAGAATTACAATTTACAACAGTTGAAGAAAGAAATGTTTTTCAAAGACAACATGGTATTCAAGAACATCAAGTTAGAATAAAAAATAATAGAGATTTAGATGCTATTGCTTCTGCTTTTAAAACAGCAAAATCTGGAGAATTAAAATTAGTTAATGATGAATTAATTAAACAAGAAGGTGTAAAAAACACACATCAAATTTTTAGCAATATGATAAGATTAAAAAAATTAAGTGAAAATGTTAGATTTACTATTGCTTTAATGAATAATGGTCTTGAAAATCCAGAAGTAAATAGATTATTAGATATAACTAAAGATACTTCTATAAATGATATACAAAATAAAATAACTAAAGATGGTGGAAATACAAAAGCTAAAGAAGATTTTTATCAAATGGCTTCTGAAAAATTAGTAAAATTTAAAAATTCTTTATTAATTACTGATCCTTTAGGATTTGAATATAATGGTATAATTGATGGTTTAGTAAAAGCTGCTCTTGAATCAGAAAGACAAAATCCTGGTACAGGAGAAGATATATTAAATAAGGCTATTAATAACTTTGATAGTAAATCTTTTTATTTAAAAAACAATCCAACTACAAGAGTTAAAAAGGATTTAGTAAAACCAGATTTTAATGAAGGTAATTTTGATGGATATTTAACATATTTATCAAGTACAATTGATTTAAAAGAATTAAATTTTGGTTATGCAACTTTACGTAGAGAAGGTGAAACTTCACAAGATTTTGAAGCAAGAAAACAAATATTTTATAATAATTTAAATAGAGATGATTTTGCTTGGATTAATGGTAGAGTTCAAAATACACAAGAATTAACATATAAAGGTTCTATTGTTGTAAATAATAATGGTAGATTAATTTCAGTATCAAATGACGATGATGCTTCTTCATACAAAAGTAGAAGAAGAAAATTAGAATTAGAAAAACAATTAGAATTAGAATCACCATTTATTAATGTTGAAGAAAAAATTCAGTCTAAAACAGAAAAACCAATTGAAAGAATAGAAGAAGATTTAGAACTTGATTATTCTTTTTATGAAATAGATAAGGAAGAACAATTGAAACAAAGAGAATTAAAACGACAAATTGAAATTGGTAAGAAGAAAAATGTTGAAAAACAAAGACAAGAAAAGGCTAAATAATGATAAAAGATATACAACCTGATTATGATCCATTTATAATGTCTGACATTAGTCAAGCTTCATTTTTTGAATCAGCTGGTGCAAGATTTACAGAATCTTATATTAGAGCACCTCTTGCCTCATTATATCGTTTTGGTGAATTAAGTATAGCAAAAGAAAACATTTATTCAGGTATTTTAGATGAAGAAGGATATAAAAATAGTCCATATTTTCGTAAAGATATAAAATGGCATGAAGGTATGACAGAAGATGAATCACAAATTTTATCTGAAAGAAAGGATGCTGAAAGACAAAGACAAGATGTTATGAGAAGAACACCAACTGGATTAATTAGAGGTGGTGCTCTTATGGCTGTTGATTTTGCTGCTCAATTATTGGACCCATTAAATATTGCTGCTTCTTTTGTTCCTATTGTAGGTCAAACTAAATTTATTAGAATGGCTGGTACATCATTTGGAGCAAGATTAGTTGGTGCAAGAACAGCAACAGGTGTTATTGAAGGTCTTGCTGGTGCTACTTTAGTTGAACCAATTGTATTAGCAGCTGCTAGACAAGAACAAGCAGATTATGATATGTATGATTCATTAATGGCAATTAGTTTTGGTTCAGTATTTGGAGCTGGAACACATGTTGGTTTTGGAAAAATTGGTGATATTCTTGGTATAAGTAGATATGCTAATGATGCTTCAGTAAAAACAGCAATATCTGATGTTTTATCAAATAAAAATTCACAAATTGATAAAATAATTACTGCTGAAAGGTCATCAGTTATTGATAGCAATTTAAAATCTGAACCAATAAGAAATGCGCCAACGCCAGATGATAAATCTTATGATTTCAATATATTAAAAGAAGAAACTATTGATCAAAATAAAGTTACTCAAATAAAAGTTGGTTTAGATGATATAGATGAAAGAGTTAAAATAGGTTCAATGGAAATAGAACAAAGAAATAATGTTCATAAATCATCTAAAATTATTGATGATAAAGTAACAGAAAAAGAAAAACTTCGTAAAGATTTGGAGAATTGTTAAATGGCTAATGAAAAATGCGTATCTGACGCAATAGATAATAGTTTATTAAGTAAAGAAGAAGCACTTGATATTTACGAAGAAATGCTTGAAGAAATAGATTTTAAAATCAAAAACGGTATTGAAGAATCAAGAGCATTTAAAGAAGTAGTTGAAGAATTAAATTTGAGAGATTTGAATGAAGCAAGAAATACAATTCATAATGGTGTTGCTTCCATACTATCACAAAATAATATTGACGATTTAAGACAAAGACGTGTTGTTGCTGAAATATTGAAAATTGATGTGAAAATAAAAGCACGAAAAAAACTAGGAAAATCAACAGAAAAACTTGAAGCACAAAAAGAAAAAGTTAGAAAACGCGGTGGAAGTAGATATGATGTAATTTCAGATATGCTTGCTGGTTCTGAAAGACCAGCATTTGGAAGTTCAAATTCAGTAGATGTAAAATCTAAAGCACTTTGGAGTGTTATGTTTAGAAAAATACAAGTTGAGTTTGAAAAGTTAGATATAAATGCTGAAATGAAAAAAGGTGTTTTAGATGCAGATATTATAGAAGAATCAAGACATGGATTAAAAAAATCTATTACTGGAAATGAAAAGGCATTTGAAGCCGCTAAAGTTATAAAAAAACATTCAGATGATTTACGTAAAGAATTAATTGAAGTTGGAGCAACAGTTGGTGAAATAGATAATTATTTGACAAAAATGATGCATGATCCATATGCAATAAGAAAAGCTGGTTTTGCTAAATGGAATGATTTAATGTTAAGAGTTATTGACCATGAAAAAGTATTTAAAAATGTAAAAGACCAAGATAAATTTATGAAGGATGCGTACAATCAAATTACATCTGGAAAAGATATGTTAATTGATACATACATTCCAAATAAAGTTACAGATAAATTTAAATCTAAAGTTGAAGGTCATAAAGTTTTTCATTTTATTAAAGATGGTGAATATGAATATAGACAAAATTTTGGTAAAAATAATACAATAATAGCAGATTTAATTGATGTAACTACTTTTGATACTAAAGCTGTTGAAATGATGCGTAAATTTGGTCCTGATTGGAAAAAAACAATTAATGATGCAATGGCACTTGAACAAGAAAAATTAAGAGTTATTGGTAATGCAAAAGATTTAGATAAGTTTAGAAAAGAACAAATAAAACTTCAAAATTTAATTGACCATTTTGATGGAACTGCAAATATGCCTGTTTATGGTACAATGTCTAATATTTTTTCTTTTTATAGACAATTTAAAAATATGAATTTATTAGGAAATATCTTATTTTCTGCTTTTCCTGATCTTGCTATAATGCCACTTACTTTAAGACACCAAGGTGTAAATATTGGTTCTTCAGTAAAAAAATCATTTATTGATTCATATGGTAAGATTGCGAGACAAGATAGAAAATTATTTACTCATATGGAATTTGCTGATATGGAATATGTTATGGGGCAAACAATGAGTAGATTTGCTGGTTTTGGTGATATGATGGATAAAAAGGGAGCATTAAATTCTCTTGGTAGAGCATCTAATTTCTTTTTTAAACTAACAGGTATTCAAGGTTGGAATAAACATCATAAAGAAAGATTTATACATATATTAACATCATATGCTGGAGCAATGAAAGATATTGAATATAAAAATCTTAATGTTGATTTTTTAAGAACATTAGGTAAATATGAAATTGATGCTGATGGATGGGATTTTTTAAGAACATATGGCGCAATTCAATCACCTGGTAATAAAGATATATATTATGTTTCATCAAGAAATATTGATAAAATTCCAGATGAAGTAATTGCTCAAAAGTTTTTTTCAAATGAAACAAATGCGGCTAAATTAAGATTAAAAATTGATAGATATAAAAGTAAATTAATATCTGATTATAATGCTTATTTAATTGATAGCACTGACCATGCTATTGTTACTCCAGGTTTAAAACAAAGAGCATATGCTTTTGGAGCAACAAAACCAGGTACAATATCTGGTGAATTAGCAAGATCATTTTGGCATTTAAAAACATTTCCATTAACACTTACTCAAAAGGTTATTATGCGTAGCTTTGTTGGTGGTAAACAAGGTCGTTTAAATATTGCTGGAGCAGATATAGAAGGTTTAATGTTAGGAATAATAATGGCTACATCAATGGGTTATTTAGCAAATGCTATAACAGACTTATCAAAACTTAGAACACCTAAAGATATGATAGATCATCCAGTACCAACACTTATGGATGCTATTCGTAGAGGTGGTGGTGGTGGTTTATTTGCTGATTTTGTATTTGCTTTAGAAAATAAATATGGTGGAACTGTATTAGAATCAATTGGTGGTGTTGCTGCAGGTGATGCTGTTAAATTAGGTCATGTTTTTTCAAATATTTTAGAAGGAAAATTTGATAAAGCTGGTGGTAAAGTATTAAAAGAAACAATGAAGAATGTACCATTTTCAAATCTATTTTATACTAAAGCGGCATATGATTTCTTATTACTTGATAGAATGAATGAATGGTTAAATCCTGGTTATAAAAGAAGAATTGAAACAAATATGAAAAAAGAATACGGACAGGAGTTTATATTTTAAATGACAATATCAGTAGACACATCAAAACAACAATATAATGGGGATGATTTACAAGTCATTTTCCCATATGAATTTAAAATATTTGATGAATCAGAAATTTATGTTGAATTAAGACAAGATGATGGAACAATAGTTAGTCAAGTATTAAATACTGATTTTACTACTTCAAATGCTTCTGGTGTTGGTGGAAATGTTGTTATGATTGTGCCACCAGCAACAGATGAAACACTTACAGTTTATAGATTAGTTGATTTATTACAAGAAACTGATTATGTTGAGAATGATCCGTTTAAAGCTGAAACACATGAAGATGCGCTTGATAAATTAACAATGCAGAATCAACAACAAAATATTACATTAGATAGATCAATAAAAATTCCTATTACTGATAGTTCAACGCTTAATACTGAATTACCTGATTGGGAAACACGAGCAGGTAAGTATTTAGGATTTGATGGAAATGGTGGTTTAATTGCTACTGCTGGTACAGAAGCATCTTCACCGTTTACACCATATATTGAAACATTGATTGATGATGTTGATGCTGAAGAAGCAAGAGGAACATTAGGTTCTGGAACATTTGGAAGTGAATGGTTTACTTATGATACTGCTTCAGAAGGTATAGCAGCTTTAAATTTAGACTTTATGGAAAATGTTGTTGAAGATACAACACCTCAACTTGGTGGAGATTTAGAATTAAATGGTCATAATATTGATTTAGGTCCAATACTTACTGTTGATGCAACTTATAAAGGAAAGATAATGACAGTTGTAGTTGATGATGCTTCAGCAGAATTTGGTAAATTATTATATTGTGCGGCAGATTTTCATTATGAATTATCTGACCCAACAGATGCTTCACCATATAAAATGCCTGTTAGATGTATGGCATTAGAAAGTGGAACAGGTTCAAAAAAAGTATTATTAGAAGGTCAAGTATGTAAAACTTCTTGGAATTGGAGTGCAGGTGATTTATTCGCTACAACAAGTGGTGATATGACACTAACTACTCCAGCATTGTCTGGTGATAAAGTTCAAAAAGTTGGATGGACATTAAGTGCTGATACTATTTATTTTAAACCAGATTCAACTACAGTAGAGAAGGCTTAATATGGCAATAACATATAGATCATCAGCATCTAATGGTAATGGTAGTCCATTTGGCATATCATCTATAACTATCACAAAACCAGCAGGAACAGTTGAAGAAGATTTGATGATAGCAAATATTTCAAGTAGATATTATACTACATGGAGTATTGATGAAATTGCTCCTATGGTTACTCCTTCTGGTTGGACTCTATTGGGTTCTGATAACCAGGGTTATTATGCTGAAGGATATTATTATCATTTTCAAACCTATGTATTTTATAAAATAGCTGGATCATCTGAACCTGCAAATTATACATTTACTTGGAATAATAGTGGTATTTGGGATGAAGACCCTGTTGAAGTAGAAGGTGGTATATCAACATTTGATGGTATAGATACTGCTGACCCAATAGGTGATTGGGGTTATGATGGTAATGCTCAAGATGCTGGTTATACATCTCACAATGGGCCTTCTATTGCTATGAATAATGGAAATTGGGCGGTTCATGCAGTTGGTTTAACAAAAAATTGGGCTGTAACTCCACCAACTGGTACTCCAACATATACAGAAGCATATGATACGGGTTCACAGATTTATACAACTGGTGTTAGAAGTCAATTATCTTATGCTGCATATACAGCTGATGGTGCATCTGGTGTTAAAACATCAACTTCTGCTTTAGTAAACTCTTGGATTGTTTTTCATATAGAAATACAACAAGACCCATTACCTACATATGTACCACATATTACGCTTTCACCATCTGAATCAATTTCAACTTCAGGTAATAATTATGATACTAATCCAAGTAATGATACTTTTACAGTAACAAATAGTGCTGGTGCTTCTGCTTCAACATTAAATTGGACAGCAACATCAAATTATAATTGGATTACATTAGTACCTGATAGTGGTAGTGATACACAAAGTGGTGGTGGTGACCTTGTTACAGTTTCATATGATACACAAGGTTTAAATGAAGATACTTATTATGATACAATTACAGTATCAGATGTAAATGCTTCAAATACACCACAGACAATTGGTATTACTGTAGATGTATATGAAAGACCAGACCCAGTTATTACATTAACACCTTCTGGTTCAATTTCACCTTCTGGTGATAATGTTGGAAATAATCCAAGTAATGACACATTTACCGTGTCAAATAGTGGATTAACAGATTCAACATTAAATTGGACAGCGGTAGCATATGATTCAACTGATGGTTACTGGTTAGGATGTGCGGCTGAACCTGTTGTTGGTAATGGTTCATCAGTAGCAGGTTACTCTTATATATATAATGAAGTATGTCCTGTTCCTGGTAAGATTTCTAAGATTGAAATATATATAAGTAATGATTCAAGTGGTATATTTGATTTTGCTATATTCAATGATAATGGTTCTAATAGTTATACTGACGAACATGTAGCATTAGCGCTTCCTATATCAAACGGATTAAACCAATATTATGATGGTGTAGATTTTAATAAAGATGATTTGCCTATTGAAGTAAATCAATATATTGGTGCTTATATTTCATCAAGTGGTATATGGACTAAAATAACAAGTAATGGTCCTGGTTATAGATATGATAATGGCGACCAAATATCTGGAACACCAGCAGCAAGTAATTTTACTACTAGTCCAAATAGTACACATGAGTTTCAAATTCGTGTTTGGGTAGAATATCCAACAGATGTTGATAGTTTCATTACATTATCACCTTCAAGTGGTAGTGAATCAGCAAGCGGAAGTGGTGATTTAGTAACAGTTTCATATGATACGCAAGGTTTAGATAAAGGTTTATTTAATAATATAATTATAGTATCAGATTCAAATGCTTTAAATACACCACAAACAATTGATGTTAATTTAACTGTACATGGTTCTGGAAATGAAGACTATATAAGATATAACGCTGGTACACAAGAAACAACAAATCACATTTGGACAGATATTGCTAATGCTTGGGATGATGATTTTTATACAAATGCTGAAGGGGATATTTATATATCTGGCGTTACAAGAACTCTTGTTGGAACAGTACATGACAATGTAAGAAATAATGGCAATATAACAAAAGTGGAAATTGGATTATATGGTAGTCATCTTAATTCTGATTCACCAAATTCTTTTTATGCTAGATTTGATGGTTCAACAGATAGTGCAAGTTATTACTCTGGTGTTACAAATACTAATTGTTATCATTGGTATGATGTAACAAGTGATGCAAACGGACCTGGAGTTGATGAGTGGACATGGACAGATATTGATAATCTTGATGTTTATTATATTGGTGGTTTTGATGAACCATCTCCTGATGAACATTATATTACTCAATTTTATATTAGAGTAGCTTATAATTTTGCAGCTGATGAATCAGATAAGATTGAAAAAATAAATAGCGTAATAAATTTTTCAAGAGTAAATGATGTTTTAATATCAAGTTTAAGTAAAGTAAATGGAGTAACAGTATGACAATAGAAAATAGTGTCAATAGAAACGAACATCTTGGAAATAATGTTGTATTAAGTTTTCAATATGAATTTAAAATTTTTGATGAATCTGAACTTTATGTTCTGATTAAAGAAACAGATGGGACAATAGTTGAACAGGTACAAAATGTTGACTATTCAATTGAAGACAACGGTGATAGTGGTGGAAATGTTGTATTTGTTGTAGCACCAATATTTGGTGATACTGTAATAATTTATAGATTATTACAAATACTTCAAGAAACTGATTATGTTGAAAATGATCCATCTTTAGCTGAAACACATGAAGACGTTGCTGATAAATCAATTATAATTGACCAGCAATTACAAGATGAATTAGATAGAAGTGTTAAAGGTCCAGTTACTGATCCTGATACATTAAATATGGAACTACCAATTGATACTTTAAGAGCTAATAAAGCTGTAACTTTTGATATTAATGGTGCAACAACAGTAAATAATATATTAAGTGAAACAAATTTAACAGATTTAACAGATGGTGGAGATACAACATTACATGACCATGATGGAATAGATGAAAATACGGCAGCAAGACATGCTCAATTACATACTGTACCAAGTCATACTGATACAAGTGCAACTGGTGCTGAACTAAATGAACTAACAAATGGTAGTGATACTGCTTTACATGATCACTTACATACTGTACCAAGTCATACTGATACAAGTGCAACTGGTGCGGAACTAAATGAACTAACAAATGGTAGTGATACTGCTTTACATGATCACTTACATACTGCATGATGGAATAGATGAAAATAATGCCGCAAGACATGCTCGTTCTCACTCAATAATTTCTAATTCTGATCATACTGTTGGTAATAATAAATTAATTTATTCAGATAATTCAGGTGATTTAAAAGAAATAGCTCATGGTCAAAATGAATATGTATTAACAAGTACAGGTATAAATTCAATTCCAGAATGGCAGGCATCACAAGCATCTGCTGCTCCAGGACCACATACAATAGTAAGTCATATTGATACTGATGCCACAGGTGCTGAACTAGATACTCTTACAGATAATTCAATTGCAAATACACTACACAGACATAGTGAACTTGTTGCAAGTGATGGTGACCCTGACCCAGCTTTTAGTATTAATTCTGCTGGAGATGCTACATTACATGGTACTAAG